TTATTCACAAAACAAATCTGGTTGCTGATGTTTCATTATACGTTTTCGTACACGATTAATAACTTTACGAATGCCTGATTCAGTCATGCCATACTTTTTAACTAAAAAGAACCAATTATTACCAGTAAAATCATTATAAATATCTAAATCTCGTTGAGCAATTTTATAATAAAAATCTTTAGGAAAAGAAATGACTTGACCAGCATAATGTTCAGCTAAGAAGTCAGCAACACTTGTTGAAATTTGTTCGCAAATTTCTGTATCAAGGTTGTAATTTTTGCATAGTGCACTCACGTTATCTTCAATGTCGCGCAAAAGCTCATGTCGTGCTATTTCCATTTGAGTGATCATCTTGTTTTTCCTAATTTATATAAACCAATAATATTAGAGATATGGTTCGCCAAATCTGCCAATAACTTAGAGCCTTTAACTTAAAGAATACCATTGTCAAATTTGGCGATATTCATTTTATTTACCTACTCGTTTTTGCCATTGTTTCAAATTTTCTAAAATCAAAGTGGCTTGTGAATTTGTCAGCTCATTCCACTGCATATCACCATTTAATGACCGCTTCACAAAGCTATTCAGTCCATGAGAAGAGCCATCATCAATCACGCTATCAGCGTGCATCTGTTTCCATACTGCCCACAGCTTACGTTGAATAGGCGAGAGAGATGATTTACTTCTCGGCAGCTGAATTTTAGCCCCTTTTGTCTGCAATAATTTTACTAATTTAATCAGATCTGAATAGCTTATATTTTTTGCAGAATTTTGGTAGAATTGTTGAGAAAGTAGGCTCCGATAAGTTTCATCATCCATTCCCAACTGTGTTTTTCCAATATGCACTAACTGCAACAGTTTATTTCGCATAACATCCCCTTAACATTGCTTTAATTTTCTGTAAATTGCTCAATGCCTTTAGCCTTTCAGCTTCTTCTTGTTCCACTGTTTTTGGCGGTGGTGGCGGTAGTTCTTTAATCTTGCGTTTAGGCATTGCATCAAGTAACTGTTTGGGATTAGGAAACCAATCACAAGTTTGTGCTAAATACATAAATGCCTCTTCAAATCGCCATTGGTCGAGTTCTTGCTCATAGTGCTTTTTATAAGTAAGCACACGTAACCACGTTTCTAAAGTTGCACTAATTGAATCTTCGGGAGGAGAGTTTTTTAAACGTAATATCAGCAACATTGCAACTCCTTTACCCAATGTTGCTTTCAACCATTGTTGATCCATTCTGCCACCTTATTCACTGCATTCACTGTTTTTGAACTCACAAGCGGTCGATTTTGCTCAGAATTATGCAAAACCACCGTAGTATTGGCAGGTTTGAAACTTGCAATAATCTCCAACAAATAACCGTGGGATTTCATCGGCAACTTCAACGTCTGCCGACTTGCCAACATCTGATTAATGGCATAAATCCAACTCTCTACGGGTGCAGGAAAATCACGCCCATCACGTTGAATTTTGCCAGCAGTAATCATTGGTGTAAGCTCATGTAAGATCGTTGCTACACGCTCAAAGGTCAGAGATTTTTTAGCCGGGCGAAATAACCCTAAATAGCCAATCAACGCCTTGCCAAGTTCACCATTTACCATTAACGCTGCATTAAGTGCATCGCTTGCTGCCTGATTTGCCACTAACGCATCTAACGAATGTACCGCACCACAGGCACTACATTTCACTTTCATTTTTATTCTCCAAATACAACAAAACCGCCCGAAGGCGGTTTTTTATTAAGTCATTTTCAAGCCTAATTTCATAATCAGGTTCTTGGCAGTAAATACATAGCATTGTGCTAAAGGTAGCTCATTTTCATCAATAGCTTTTTCTGCTTGCTCAAGCTGACGAACTGCCTGCTGTAATTGCATTTTTAATTGTTCTAATGAATCAATCATCTCACACGCTCCCGCTTGCCTTGCCAAGTATGACAATAATTTGCTCTAGTGCTACACCATTGCTTTTGTTTTTCAGTTGTCGCTAATTTCATTGCTTCACACCACAAATTATAGGCTTGTTGATAATTACCTAACTGCTCACAGCGTGCTGCAGCTTCCGCTTTTTCTTTATACATAAACTGACGTTCAGTTTTGGCGGAAGGTGTCATTTTCGCACCTCCTCATCATTCGGTTTAATCACAAACTCTTCCACACCTTCCCGAATAGAGATCCCCGAAATTGAACGAGCAATCTCAGGCTCTTTCAACATTGCTTCTTTGTCGAGTTCTTCTTTGGTACGGATAAAGCGAAACAATCCTAGTTTGCGTAAACTATCCAAAATGCTTTCAAGCCCTTTTGCTACTACTGCTGGTGGTTTCACTCGCCATTGTACCTCGCCCGTTGGAAAGTAAGCGGTTTTCTGTTTGCCGCCGTTGGTCAGCACGTCTCGACGACTTTCACAATAAGCCTGTACCGCCTTTTGCAACGGTTTCACTTTGTCTTTAAGTGCGGTCAATTTAGCTGTATATTTTTCATCAATCACCGCTTTCTCATCTGCTTGCAGGGTAGCAAGTCGTACCCGTTCACGCTCCAAATCACCGATTTCCTTAATTGCTAACGCTACATCATCAGCCGTTTGCAGGTTCAATTCGTGAACATCTGCCTTAATTCGTACTGCTTTCTTCGCCATTTTCTTTCTCCTTATCATAAAGTTTCACTTCAATGCTTTTTTTGCCATTTTCATCTTCAACTAAGTCAAACTGTTCAATCCCATATATCAAGGCTGATACAATAACTTCTGGTGAATTGATTACTAGTTTTATAAAGTCATAGCAAAAATTAGCAAATGCTTCTTCATTAGCACGAGTGATACTTCCTAATACTTTTTTACACATTCATCACCACCTGTCCATTTACTTTAGGAATGCCTAAACTTTCCGCTAAATTCATTGCTGCAGTTAGTAAATTTCCTACAGCTAACGGATAAAGCAAACTTTGGCTCGTTTTGTTTCGTCCTACCGCAGTTAAACGTTGTCGAACTGCTACGAACGCATCTTCTTCAAAAATATCGCTCAGCTTTTTGCCCACGCGCTCCAGCTTATGTTCCACATAACGCTCAAGCTCGGCATCAAGCGGTGCAAGTTCGACAATTTCACAACGTTGCACCACTTCACGCACTTCGGTATTACGTTCAGAAAGTTTGATTTTCAACTCAGGCTGACCAATCAACACAATAGAAAGCAGTTTTTTAAAGCCATCTTCCAGCTCAAAAAAGCGTTTCAAATGTTTCAACGTTGGAATCGGTAAAGCGTGTGCTTCTTCGATGATTAACACATTGCTGTAACCGCTTTTCACGCTTTCTTTTAGCACTTTGTGCAACTGGCGGAAGCGTGCTTCGGGCGAACGTTTCACGCTTTCAAGCGGTGAAAGAGTAGAAATAATCGCTTCGGCGATATGGGCAGCTTTCAATGTTTTGCCTTTCACGTCGTTGTCTTCCATTGCAATGATATACGGCTCAATCACCGTAATCGGAGCGTTTTCTTGGTTGATGCGATCAATCAAATCACGGCGGAGCGTGGATTTGCCAGCACCACTTTCACCGACGACCGCCATAAAGCCACCGTGTTTAGCGGTTTGAAATAATGCTTCACGTACATAACGCACGTCGGCAGAGCTGAAAACATCGTCCGCACTGCGTACATCTTCAGCAAACGGATCACGAAATAGCCCAAAATGTTTCTTTGTGGCTGGAAATAAAGCCTGTTTTGCGAGTAACATAATCTCGTCCTTAATTTCATCTGTGGTTTTAGGGGCGGAAGGCACTGGCTCGGTCGCCAAACTTTCCCCAGTGCCTTCCATTTCAAGCAGGCTTGCAAGCGGTTCAATAATCCCCAAACTTTGCAACGCACTGCCCAAATTCTTCTCAAATTCCACCCACTGTTTCACCCGCTGATTATGGTTAATCAACTGTGAAACCGTCGCAGGTGAAACGTTCATCTGTTGTGCCAACTGTCGCAGGCTCACGCCCTTGTCAATCAGCACCTGTTTTAGCTTTAACACATAGAACCTCCATTTATCAAAATTAGGCGGCATTCAGCTGTAAAATCTTCGTTTCAGGGTTTAAAACTTCAGGTAATTTATTGCCCTGCAACCAATCTTCCAGCGTAGTTATCGGCACGCCCTCGGAAAAATGTTTTGCCAAGTTTTTATAATGCTTACCGTTCCATTCAGGGAATCGTTCTTTCAACTGTTTTGCACATTCCACCAAATTCACAGGTTTCTGTTCCACACGTCTCGCGTTGGTAGTAAGTTCATGATCTTGTCCTTTTTTCGGTACAAACCAGTTCAAATTCGTTTCTTCAATATGCTTGTAAGGGTTAATTTCGCCGTTAAATAACGGTTTATTTACCTTTTTCGCACGTTTCAAATCATCTTCATTGGTTACACCGTAAGCCAGCTGTTCAGCTTGCTCTTTATGGGTTTCAAACTCGGTTTTCTTATGAGCCTTATATTCTTCACCAATCATCGCAGCGTCCACACGGAAGCCATATTCATTGACTTCAACTGGCTCAACTACCACCCAATAAGGTTTCAGGTTTTCCGAACCGTCTTCATCAACAACACGCTCAAAACATTGAACCTGCACACATTCAGGGCGATACGGATTCTTACCCACTGTGATTTTCTCGCCCACTTTTGCATCAGGCACATCACGTACATCGTAACGGCGGCTTTCAAAGCTAATTTCCAATTTGTCGCTAACTACACGCTCGGAAAGTGCGGTAATCATCAGTTCTTGGCAAATTTCTCGGCTCGGAGGCATAATCAATTGCTCGGGGCGAATAAATTGCCACATTTGATAGCGTGTCCGACCGTGGCGTGAATGCACCATTTTGCCGTTAAAATATCGCATCCATTGATGGGCAAGTTGATTTAACTCATCAAGCCCTGATACATTCATAAACCGCAAGCCGCTCTCAAATTGTCGCTCTACAATATCGTTGCCTTTTTCCACTTGCCCTTTAGCTCGGGCGTTTTTGGCTTTCGGGATTTCCACTTTCACATCAAGCTGATGCAGTAAGTGGCTGAACATTTGTGAGGTATTTGCTGTACCTCGGTCAAACATCAAAATTTTCGGCACACCGAAAAACGGTTCAGCCTTATTGGCTTTTGGTTGAATAGCGTTAATAAAGCATTGGCTCACGTTTTCTGCCGTTTCACCGCCGTACACATATTCCACATAAATCACGCCTGATGTGTGGTCAGTAATGACATATCGCCATACTCGTTGTGGCTCGACTTTCGCTACATTGGCAGGCTTGTTTTTGTAAAACTCACCTTCTTCCATAATGCACAACCCATTGCCTTTGCCTGTTTCTTTTAAGTAATACAGCACACAATGACGGGTCGATTTGCCACACGTGGTTTGGGTGCTTACTTTGCAACTGAACCACAGGGGCGGGGCGTAACAATTGGTCAGGGTGCAAATTGGCATTGCGTAATGCACGCTCCACTGAAGTAGCGGAATAAGGACGAACTTCACCAGTATTTTCGTCGATAAATTCAGCTTTAATACGATGATTTGCTCGTAGAATATCCAATACGCGTTCTAATGTTGCCATCGTCTTGCCGTTTTTCTGTCTAAGGTGCAACCAAGCAGCACTAATCAAATCAAGCTCAGCTTTTTCTAGCTGATGCTTGCCTTTATCCGACCGCACTTTACGATTGCTTTTAGGACGGTAGGGTTTAATTTGGCGTAAGAAAGTGGCTCGGCTTAATCCTGTTTGCTTACAGCCTTCGTCAATAACTTTCTCCGTCTCGCCAAACTTTGCCGTCTCCACACGGTTTGCCCAGTGGGATAGCACACTCGGTAAAATTGCCATTGCATCGTCCTTACTCCACGATTTGTGCATCGCTTACTTCGTCTAAAATTGCCGCTATACTCGGTTCAACCGAAGGCTTATCAGCGTATTCAGGTTTTGCCCATTCAGGCAGGTTATCGCCCGTTGGTTCATCGGTTAAGTTAAAGCGTTCTTTAAGCTCCGATAAAATCAACTGATACTCGGCAAGCACACCACTCATAAACTGACGATGGTCAATACCGTGTTCTTCTTGATGAGTTTGTAAGGCTTCAAAAGCCTGAAACACCTGCCCACGCAAAATGGCTTCCGCTTTGTAGCTAATCTGTGCAGCTTCTTCTCTCAACATTCCACCACGTTGGTCTGGCGTTTGGGTTTCTATCAGCAGGGTTTTCTTCGCCAATTCCTTATCCAGTTTGTTTAAACGTTCGTCCTTATTAGCAATCACTTTCGCCTGTGCATCGTAGTTTGCTTTCACGCTTTCCAGTTGCTTGGTCAGGCTCTCTTTTTCCTTGGCGTGCTTAGCGGTTAAATCTTCGATTTTCTCAATCAAATCTTCCTTGTCGGTGGTTTCCGAATAATCCGCATCCACAATCTCCGCTCGGGCTTCTTCCGGCAACTGGCGAAGTTTTCGCATTTCACGGTAACCCAAGCCTAGGCGTTGGCTGGTTTCCATAAACTCTTCACCAAATTGATTTAAGTTTTGAAGGTCTTCATCAACCTTTCTGCGACTGGTTCCGCAAGCGGTACAAAATTCTTCCCAACTGGCGACCGTCGCCAGTTCTCCATCAGCGTTCACATACTGCAAACCCTTGTAATTTCTAGCTTCTTTGACTTCTGCCAGTTTTTTCAAAGTGGCGACCGTCGCCAGTTTTCCTACAAAAGTAAATGCTTTAATCATTCCCATCGCTTCGTGGGCTTCCGCTAAATCCTGCGTCATCGCCTTGGCTGCTAACGCCACCGCATTCTGTTCTTGGCTTAACGTTAATTCACTCATTGTTCTGTTCTCCTGATTGCAAATTTTTATTAAAAAGCACCCGCTTGCACCCTTGCTCGCACCTGTGCCAATCGTTCCGAGGCTTTCTGCATTTCCGTCTCGTGGCTTACTGCAATCTGCAAAATCTGATAACTCAAACCATACGCCCCAGTGTTTAACCGTTGCACAAAACCTTCCGCTTCTAAAAAGGCAATAGCTCGGGTGACATTCACTGGCGTTTCGCCAATCGCTTCACACAGTTCCTTATTGGTTAGTCCTGTCAAACTTCTGCCTTTCAAGGCTTTCAAAATCCGCAACGCCCGTTGCGTGGTGTTTAATTTCTCACGGCTCATCTTATTGCCCTCGCATTTGTCGAATAAACGCAGGCACGTTATCCATCGGCTTCGCCTTTGGCTCCACCACATAACCACAACGATTTAAAAAGCCCGTTGCCCACTTAATCAATAATTTTTTCATTGAATTTTCTCCTGTGTTATCCTTTTTGCTCTATCAACTGCTAAAGGATATTTAAATGACGGTTATCAAATTGCCGATAAAACGGCTTATTGACCTTGAACAAAAGATCGCTCAACTTGAACAACATATCGAACAACTTAATGGGCGGTGTGAAGCTCAGGATTTTTTACTTGAGCGTATAACGTTACAGCTGCCGCATAAAAAGGCGGTGGAAATTTCCCTGAGCGTGAAAAGCTGGTTGGATTTTTACGAAGGTCATCCAGCACCGATTGATAAAACTCAGGCTCACTTTTCATCTTATCTATCAACGCTTCAAGACGCTTTTGATAATTTGACTTTGTTTCTAGACAAGGCTGAATAATCTCCACCAAAGCCGCTTTCACTTGCGGCTTTTTCAATAAATAAATTAAAAATTTTTCTAACATAATTTTTCTCCTATAAATTCATTACAAGCGGTTAAATTCCGCCATGTTTTTACAAAAGCATCGCTTTTCAGATCTGTTAAATTGTTAAAGAGCAAAGTGCGTTAAGCCGCCGCTTTTAAGCCAAGTTTCACCGCAATTTCGTGTCCCTTGCCGTGTGTGGCTTTAATCCGTCCATTCAGTACCATAGACACATAAGTGCGGTCATAACCGTTCTCCTTTGCCCATTGCTGAAACGTCAGCCCTTTTTCATAAAATTCCTGTTTCACTTGCGTGATGGTTTTTACTGTATCTTTCATAGTTTTGCTCCTTGTTTGTGGTATAATTTAGACAAAAGTTGTATTAAATTGGAATAATTCCATTTTATGGAAATAATCCATTAAGTCAAGATTTATTTTTATATTTTGGAATAAATCCAATTAAAAGGTTAAAAAATGAACACAAAAGAACGTTTCAATTGCCTAATTTCTGTTTTAGGTTTCAAAACAGTCAAAGATTTTGCAGAAAATGTAGGTATATCTCAGGCAAGATTGGTTGATGTAATGAGAGAAAGGCAAAAAATCCCACAAGATTTAGTGGTTACTTTACTTACTGATTTTGATGTAAATGCAAATTGGTTAATTGCTGGTGTTGGCGAGATGTTCATTGATGGCAAGTTCGAAACTACGCTTACCCCACAAGAACAACTGCTACTTGACGACTATCGTGAAAGCAACGAACAAGGCAAAGAAGCCATTGAAAAAACAGCACAAGCATTGTCTGCAGTAAATAAACTGTTACAGAGCAGTGAAAATACAACTAAAAAACAATCAAGCTCTCATACCGAAATGCATATCGGCGAAGTAAAACAACAAAACAATATTCAACATTTAGAAGGTGGTATCACGTTTAAAGAAGGAGACTAAATGGCATTCCACATCAATAAAATCGGGCAATTTAATAACATCAACGAAGCTCACTTTCATCAAGTCGAAAAGGAAATTGATAAGACGTGTCCCCATGTTGTAACCTGTCCTCAATGCGGTGGAGAAAGCTATCGTTTTAATGAATATTGCAATAACGGAAAATGTACTTTTGGTATTAAGGCGTATTTTGATAACCAAGAACGGTTGGAAAAAGAACGACGCCGTAAAGCCCTCTTGCAAAAACAAAGCCAAAAGCTCGTCATATTCACGATTATTGGCTTTGTATTGTGCTTATCAGGGCTATTTTTAGGCAGTAAATATCCCCTAGGCTATGTATTGTTCTTTGCCGCAGGTTTGTTAGCTCTCATTTTTAATAAAGCTGAGCAACATATTGAACAAGAAATTAGGAATATTGAGTAAGCTAAACCTAAGGAGAAAAAGATGATCGGCATACTAAATAAAATGAAAGAAGACTTTTATGTCCAAAAGAAAGATGGCTCAACAAAAGGCTCATATCAAGGTTCTTTTACGGGAACAGTTATTATTGTGTCTGATATTAAAGCGGATATACAAGAAGGCGACGTTATCATTCGTACATTACCAAATGGTAATTATGATCGCTATTATATTACAGAGGTAGTTTGTTACTCTCCGTCGCTTGGTGGGATTCCAGCACATTACCAAGTAAAATTTACTAAGTCACCGCCTTCACAACAACTGGAAAGAAGTGTACAAAACATAAACATCCATGGCACTCAATCTGTTCAGATTGGTGATCACAATATTCAACATATCACAAATACGTTTAATGAATTGATTCAGAAAATAGATTCATCATCAGCCTCCGAAACAGAAAAACAACAAGCTAAATCCTTACTTAACCAGTTTTTAACACACCCATTAGTTGTATCTATTTTAGGTTCCGCTGCTGGCGCAACAATAGGTCTTTTAAAGTTATAAAGGCAATATGAGTAAATTTACTTAAGGAAAATATTATGGCTAAAAAACCAAAATCAGAAGTTGTAACAGACAAGAAAATTGAAACTGCTGAAGTAACATTGCGTGCATTTAAAATCAATAACCCAAATGCAACAACTGCAACAAGTCAAGTAAGAGAAAAACTTGAATCCTTTTTAGAGAGTGAACACTCGGCTGAACAACGTTGTTTGATATTAAATCCCGATGATGAGAATAAAGAACAAGATCTTATTTCAGATTACAGTAGTAAGGGAAAACAGCAATCTCTTTTTTGTACATTATTGAGAATGAAGTTGGGAAATGGTGTTCAGCATATTACCGATGATTTATTAAGTGAGCATAAATTCAGCATTAACGATTTAAAACAGCGTACAATTAAAACTGCAGGCATCTATCAACGCCATTACTATTTTTCTATTCTAGGAGATTATCTCGTTACTGCTGGAATGCCTTTAAATCAAACGATTAAACAGTTACAAACTTATTTAGCTTGGCTACTTAATGATGAAACATTAGAAATTATACCAATGATTGAGCCACCTAAAGAATGCAAACTTAGTGATTTGGCTTCAGCTACTTTTACCGATCCTGAATTTAATGATGTACCTCAGCCACAATCAGAGCAAACTAATAACAAAGAGCAGCCAACTACAGATAATTCACCTGCATTACCTGTGGAAAACACAAGAACTAAACGAAGTTGGCTTAATACTGCTGTTATCAAAGAATTATTGCCTAAATTAATGAGAGAAGGGTCGGACTTTAAAGAGATTGAAGATCTTGCTAAAATAATCTCAGCTGAGCTGGTGGTAAAATGGTAAAATTTAAAAAACCACGCGGGATGGTTCAGCAAGATTATGAAAAAATACTTGGCGCAACACTTAAGCCGGTAAGTGATATTGAGAATGTTCAATTTAAAACTAAAGATAAAAAACGCATAGTAAAAGGAAAAGATTTGCTTAAAATGAAAAAAGTTGAAATTGAAAAAACAAATAGTGGGTATCTCATTGAAGAGCAACTAATCCAAGCTATGGCACACTATCTACAAGAGATCAGTCAGTGAAAATTTTGATTAAACTTATCGCAGCATTTACACTGTCGATAGTTATCAGTAATATCAGCAATTATCGCCCTAATGCGACTATATTAAATGTCCTGTATACAGTATCTGGTATTTTATTTAGTGTCGGTTTAGGGCTAATTATCACACTTGTTCCTAACGGCATCCGTAACCCTATTTATATTAATGAAATTCGTCAAACTGTTAATGAAGTCAGAAATCGTTTTTTTGTTGAATTTGCTATTGTAACATTAAGCTATGTTATTTTTTCCGACTCAGACAACTGGTCGATATATACATCACTGATTTATGAAAACTTTACAATAAAGGTTGATCTTGTGCTATTTTCTGGTTCGGTGATTTTTCTATCATTACCATATTTTGTAATCAATTTTCTGTCTATTCAAAAACTGAATAATGATATTTTTGATCGCGTATCACAAGAAACACAATGATAGAAAACTTTAAAACAATTTAAATAGAATTAAAACACAATTTACTAAACTCCAGTTACCTATTCAAATCAAGTAACTGGAGTTTTTATATCTCAACTTAACTTTATAGTTAATACCTAGATCATAAGGCAGCTTCATATTTGCGTTGTACTGCTAAATACCCCTCTAACTGCCAAATTTTCTCTACTGCATTGTCGTAAGCAATTTTTTGTCCGATGTCAGCATTAAAATCTGCTTTGTTGATACAAGCACTTTCTCCCGTTACGGTAAACCCATTTTTCAGGGTTAAAACACATACCGTTAAAGTATCACCGAAACGTTGATAGTCAGCATTGACAATAAGGCTTTTGATGTAGTCTAAAGTAAGTTTTTGCATAGTTGTCTCCGTTGTAGTTAATGGCGGTAAATCATATACCTTGCCGAAAGGGTTAATATGAGAAAAAAATTGATACATTCTCGTATCTCCTTATTTCTGCGCCAATCATAGCTAACACTCACAAAACTCTATTCTAGCCGTGTCCAAAATACTTATACACTCAAGATAGCTACACTAAAAAAGCCTAATCAATCAATTTTTAATAAAGGAGTATGTATGAAAGGCTTTTTTAACGCATTAAAACAAGGTCGTTTGTTATCTTGGGTCGTGTCCTCATTAGTATTACTTATTGTCATTGCGCTAGTTTCCCCGCAACAATTGCCGGTAGTGTTGTATAAACTTGCCTTAGTTTGTATGGCAGCCATTATTGGTTATCACTTAGATCGTGCATTGTTTCCTTATTCTAGTCCGGGGAGTTATTTAGCCATAAACTGGAAAGTTTATTTTAAACATCAACATACTAAAAACTCAGACCAAGCCAAACCGGAATATCCTGTACATAAAGGCTATGAGTTGATCTTTGCTTTAGTCGTATTGCGACGTGCTTTGATTGTCGGAACTGTTATTTTAGGTGTCACACTAGGGCTGTAATTATGCAAATTATCCGTCGTTTGATGTTTGTAGTTGCCTTAATTTGTCCACTTATAACACAAGCTGAACCGCAAGTTGCCAAGCTATATCAACGGGAACTTACCCGTAATAGCTATGCTATTGGGGGATTAAATGCACCGGTTGCTCTGTTTGCCGCCCAAGTCCATCAAGAATCTCAATGGAATGTAACCGCACTTTCTCATGTCGGTGCGCAAGGTTTAGCACAGTTTATGCCACAAACTGCAAATTGGATTGCTACACAATACCCTGAACTTAAAACTAATCAGCCTTTTAACCCAAGTTGGGCGTTGCGGGCGTTAGTTCGCTACGATTATTGGCTTTATCAGCGTATCCATGCCGTAACGGACTGCGACCGTTGGGCATTTGCCTTATCCGCCTATAACGGCGGATTAGGTTGGGTACAACGCGATAAGCGAAAAGCACGTATACAAGGGCTTGATCCTATGTCTTATTGGCATGCCGTAGAATCTGTTAATTCCGGTCGCAGCCGTGCTAATTTCATCGAAAATCGAGGATATCCCAAACGGATTATTTACCGTTGGCAGCCACTCTACTTGCATTGGGGAAATTCAGTATGTTTGGACGATTAATAAAGTTTTTGTTCAACTCCAATACAAGTAAGCAACTCATTAATTTCATTGCCATTATTGCCGTTTCTATTTTTGGTTATTACCAGGCATATAACAGTGGTTATCAAACTGCCAAACTGGAATGTGAGATTGCTAAAAACCAAGTAGTACAAACACAGTTACTAACACTGGATGAGCAAATAAAACGAGCCAATATGGTTAATTTAGATTTGACTGAAAACTTAGGGCTATACCAAAGACTGGGGGATAAAACCACCGATGAATTACAAAAGATTTTGGCAAAAACACAGCATTTACGTCGCCATTGTCAGTTTGATATTGACAGCATGCGGGAACTCAACACCACCCGCAATCGTGCTGCAAAAGCCACTACCGGCGGTCTTGCTGACAACTTGCCTGTCACCGGTACCACTTCCAGAAAATAATGTTGATGCAATATTTATCGCACTCAAGCAAATGTATGACTTATACGGCGAATGTGCCGGCAAGCATTTTGAGCTAATTAAAACAATAAGTAAGGAAAATCTATGATTGAAATTAGTGGATGGCAGGTTGTCACCTATTTTGTGGGATTGGTCATCACCATTATAGGTATGCTAATAGGCTTCGGTAAAATTTTACTAGCGCAATTTGAATCGAAACTCAATGAGAAATTCAAGTTTAGCGAAGAACGTTATCGTCGCTTACATGATGACATTAAAGCAGCAAAAGAATTATCTGAAACTGCCAATAAAACCGTTATGGAACTAAAAGTAACGATGCCGAATGAATATCAGCGGCGTGAGGATGCCATCCGTAGTGAAACTGTTAATTCCGCGCGGTTCGATACCATTAACGAAAAATTAGATAAAGTGATTTTAATGTATGGACGAAATTAACATGATTGAATTTGATAAAAATAAACGTGAACACGTACGCTGGTTAATTTTGCTTACTCTCGACCATGCTCGTCCAATTGGTGCAGCGGAAAGTCTGATTTTAAGCACGATTCAATGTGTACCAATGCAGCTAACTGCATTAGAACTTCGCCGTGAATTAGATTATCTAGCAGGTAAAGCATTAATCGAAATTAAGGGACGAGATACGGCTCGCTGGCACGCTAAGCTAACAAGTAATGGCGTAGATGTTGTGGAATATACGTCACCAGCAAACCCAGGAATCGCACGTCCTGAAAAATATTGGTAAGGAATAATTATGCCGAAACGTTCGACAGTAAAAACCCTACCACAAGCCGTTAAAGACTGGCTTGATGCTGCATTAGTGGAAAATAATTTTAGTGGCTATCGTGAACTTGAAGAAGCCTTGAAAGCCCGTGGTTATGATATTTCTAAAAGTGCAGTACACCGTTATGGACAAAAACTAGAACAACGTCTTGCTTCAATAAAAGCCAGTGCAGAAGCGGCAAAGGTGATTTCTGAAAATATTAGCAATGAAAAAAGTGCACAAAGCGACGCGATTTTAGAAATGATCCAAAGTGAAGTATTTCAGGCATTAATGAGCTTACAGGAAATTAAGGAAGAAGATGATCCGATGAAACGGCTTGCTGCACTGTCTTTTGTAGGGAAAAACATTAGCCCGCTCATTAGTACAAGCATTAACTTAAAGAAATACCAGGCAGAAATTAAAGCTCGTGCTGAGGCAGCTGCTAAAGAAGTGGAAAAAGTCGTGAAGAAAAACGGCTTAACGGAAGCAACTGCAGACCAAATCCGAAAACAAATTTTAGGGATTGTGTAATGACTAAGCCAAACCAAGATGCGATAGGCATGCTTCCATTTAAGCAATCTACCGTGTCATTGCAAGTACAGGAACACTATAAAACACCAATGTTGTTACTTGGCTATCAACAGCGATGGTGTGCAGATTTAACCCCGGTCAAAGTGTGCGAAAAGTCTCGCCGTATCGGTTTGTCATGGGGTGAAGCTGCAGATTCTGCACTGTTTGCAGCGTCTCAAAAAGGTATGGATACCTGGTACATAGGTTATAACAAAGATATGGCACAGGAGTTTATCCGTGATTGTGCCGATTGGGCTAAAGCTTATGGATTGGCTGCAGGTGAAATTGAAGAAACAGAAGAAATTTTTAAAGAAGGCGATGAAGAAAAAGCGATTCTTGCCTATGTTATCCGATTCTCTAGTGGTTGGCGAATTACCGCACTGTCATCTCGCCCATCAAACTTAAGGGGTAAACAAGGTCGTGTAATTATCGACGAAGCTGCATTCCATGACGATCTACCGGAATTACTCAAAGCTGCTATGGCATTACTCATGTGGGGCGGTCAAGTACATATTATCAGCACCCATAACGGTGTAGATAATCCGTTTAATGAATTGGTTAATGAAGTACGTGCTGGCAAGAAGCCATACAGCTTGCATACCATTACTTTTGATGATGCCATTAAAGACGGTTTATATCAGCGAATTTGCCTGCGATTAGGACGTACTTGGTCACAGCAAGCACAAGATGAGTGGGTGGCTGAAATACGTGCTTCTTACGGAGATGCAGCCGCAGAAGAATTAGATTGTATTCCTCGTAACTCTGGCGGTGCTTGGCTTACACGTGCCCTAATTGAAAGCCGTATGAATGCGGATACGCCTAGACTTTGCTTGGAGAAAAAAGATGAGTTTGCCCTACAGCCAGAACCAATTCGTAATAGAGAAATTGCACAGTGGTGTGATGAAAATCTTTATCCGGTATTAACGGCACTACCGGAAAAGCAAAGGCATTTTTTAGGTATGGACTTTGCGCGTAGCGGTGACTTATCCGTTATCGCTATTGGGCAGGAACAATCTGATCTCTGTCTCAAAAATGTGTTGTTATTAGAACTCTCTAATATACCGTTTGCGCAACAAGAACAGATTTATTTCTATATTGGTGATCGTTTACCGCGTTTTAGTAAAGCCGCTAATGATGCTCGAGGTAATGGGCAAAGTTTGTCAGAGAAAGCTTTTGATCGTTATGGCGCAATTGTAGAAGGCGTAATGCTAAGCGAAAGCTGGTATCGCGAACACACCGCCCCGTTTAAAGCCGCTTTAGAAGACGACACGCTTTTCGATATTGTAAAAAATGATGATGTATTAGCAGATTTACGTGCTTTTCAAGTAGTAAAAGGCATTCCACGCCTGCCGGATAAACGTACTGTCGGACAAAATAAAACCAAACGCCATGGTGATGCGGCGATTGCGTATCTATTGCTGCATTATGCTTACCGTACTGACCAAAGTTTTGAGATCAATTTTCGTTCTACAGGTACAAGAACAACCACTCAATTATTCAATAACAATAGTTTTGAGCGCGTTCGTACAGGGCGAGGTTTTGGTTCAATTCGCGGTGGTAATGACTTCAGAGGATATTAAATATGTCAGTTAAAGACTGGTTTAAAAGTAAAAATAAAAAGCCGGAGCTTAACCGTGAAATTGCGGCAACAGGTGATGGATTGGATATTACTAAAGGTTATGTTGGTGCATTAGCAGAACCGGAAGACGGCGTATTACGAGGTCGTGGAGGCGGTGATTTAAGTTTATATGAAGATGTATTGAGCGATGAAGAAGTCAAACGCACTTTCAGCCAACGACAAGATGCATTAGTCGCTCGTGAATGGGTGGTAGAGCCTGCTAGCGATGAACCGCAAGATATTGCAGCGGCAGATTTTATCCGTGATTGGGTAAACCAAATTGGATTTGATCGTATTAGTAAACTGATGCATTACGGCATATTCTACGGTTATGCGGTCGCTGAATTACTGTATCGAATCAATGAAGACGGAAAATATATTGCGGATATTAAAGTACGTAACCGACGTCGTTTTCGTTTTACGCCCAAAGGTGAATTACGTTTATTAACACGTGAAAATCAGACTGAAGGTATCGAATGTCCGACACCCTATTTTTGGACATTCTGCGTAGGTTCTGACCATGATGATGAGCCTTACGGTATTGGGCTTGCGCACTGGCTTTATTGGGCAAGTAAATTTAAACGTAACGGCGTAAAATTTTGGCTAATTTTTTTAGAAAAATTCGGTATGCCGACCGCACTTGGACGGTATCAACCAAATGCGTCTATTGAAGAACAAAATAAATTATTGGAATCCTTGTACGCAATCCAATCTGATAGCGGCATTATTGTGCCAGCAGATATGCCCATTGAATTACTCAGTGCTGGACGTAGCGGAACGGGTGATTATAAAGCCTTATATGACACCATGAATGAGACTATCCAGCGTGTCGTATTAGGACAAACATCATCATCTGGAGGTACTCCAGGTAGATTAGGCAATGATGATTTACAGGAAAAAGTGCTGGAATCCATTATTAAAGCCGACTCTGACGTTATCTGCGAATCCTTTAACCGTGGTCCGGTAACCTGGCTTACGCAAATGAATTTTTCTAACGCTAAGCCACCGCGTATATTCAGAATGTTTGAAGAATCAGAGGATTTAAACGAAAAAGCTGAACGAGACAAAAAAGTATTTGAGACAACAGGTTATCGTCCGACCTTAAAACAAATTCAAATTTCATACGGTGGTGAATGGGAAAAGGCGGAACGTTTAACCGATTCTACAGAGAACAGCAAAAGTGCGGTCAAAAATAAGGTTGATTTTGCACATATTGTAAGTGATGAACAAGATATACCCGCACAAATGGTAAACCAGCTAGATAATACCCTTGCACCAGTAATTGATGACTGGGTAAGCCAAGTACAGGCATTAGCAAATAATGTTGAATCTCTTGAACAGTTACGTGATGAATTATTAACCTTAATGCCTGAAATGGATTTAGCCCGTTATATCGAAGCAATGGAAATTGCACTTAGTGCGGCACATTTAAGTGGGCGTGAAGCGGTGGTAAGTGAGGCAAAACAAAATGGATAATATCATTTACGGCAATGTCCCATTCAACGAACAAATTGCATTTTATCGGCGTAAAATTCCGACACCAACAGCTACATGGACTGATATTTATAATGCAGAACATGATTATGCTGCCGTTGTTGCTGGGGCAAATCGCCGTGAAATTATTGAAGATTTTGCCAAATCTATCCAAGACTTTATCGAAAATGGTAAAACACTGGAAGATTTTCGCAAGGACTTCGACAAAATTGTGGCAAAACACGGTTGGCAATATAACGGTGGGAGAAACTGGCGTAGTCGAATCATTTACGAAACGAATTTACGTAGTAGCTATCAAGCTGGGCGTTATGCGCAACTGCAAGAGTTAAAAGAAACCATGCCCTATTGGGAATATGTTCACAATGATGCAGTCACCTATCCAAGAGTTGAACATATGCACTGGGATGGTCTGATTTTACGCCATGACGATCCATGGTGGAAAACACATTTCCCTATTAATGCCTGGGGTTGTCAATGTACTGTGATTGCTCGCAGTCAAGCCTATATGGATAAATTAGGGTTAAAACCAGATAACGCACCAGTGATTGAATGGGAAGAAAAGTTGATTGGTAGACGAGGTCTAAACCCACGTTTAGTTAAAGTACCAAAAGGGATTGACCCTGGCTTTGAGCATATACCGGGTGCTTCTCGGCTTAATGCTCATACACTACCACCGCTAGATAATAATGAGCAACCGCGCAAAGTAACGTTTTATCCACACCGTAAAGATACGCCGATTCCAATGCCGCAACCACGTACGATTTCGCATAAATTAATCTTACCGGCTGATAAGGATGACGCATTTTATATTAACTCGTTCCTATCGGAATTTGGTGCAACAAAGGAAAATCCGGTGATCTTTCAGGATATTATTGGTGAGCCTTTAGTGATCAGTGAGGCGTTATTTACCTCACGAAGCGGTCACACAAAAGTGAAAAAGCGTGGACGTGAAGTTTATTTGAAAATACTTGCACAGGCACTTAAAGCACCGGATGAAATTTGGGTACGAGCAGAACATCATCACCATTTAAATTTATTAATTGTACGTCGTCGTTATATTGCCCGTTTTAAGCTAGATGACGGTAAACAAGAAGTACCTGCGCTGGCAGTATTTGATGTTGGCAAAGACGGTTGGGAAGGTACTACGATTTTTGCGCCGGATAATAGCGAATATCTTGAACAAGTACGCACAGGCATTATGCTGTATTACCGCGATGAAGAGTAAAAAAAAACTCACCCGCCGCCACAGGTGAGTTTCGCCGGGTGTGGGATTGGAGGTCTTGGCGGAGACTGCCCACCCGATACGAACTAATTGCATCATAGGAGATAACATGAGTGGCGTCAAGGTTGAAATCAATACCCAACAGCTTACTACTATTTTAAATAAAGCAGTTCAAACTTTAGCTAATCCAAAAGCTATGTTTGGTGAGATGGGAGAAACTCTATTAGAGATCCATAGTATCCGATTTACGCAACAGCAAGCACCTGACGGTACGCCTTGGCAACCATTAGCGAATTGGTATAGAGATAGTAAGAAATACAATCAAGATAAAATTCTCACCCTACACGGTGATCTACGCGGTACATTACGATATCAAGCAGATAATCATGGTGTGATATTTGGTTCTGACCGTCCTTATGCGGCAATTCATCAATTTGGTGGCACGATAAAACCTAAAAATAAAAAAATATTAAAGCTGGGGACATTATATGCACGAAGTATCATAATTCCAGCTCGTCCATGGCTTGGTATTTCTGCAGACAATGAACAACGATTAATTGAAATCGCACGTAATCACCTTGAAAACGCATTTAATGCATAAAACGCTTGTAAAGCTATTTTAATGTTTATTCTATAAATGATTACTTAGATACTTTTTAAGGCGTTTATAAACATTTATAAACGCCTTAAATTCAAATAAATCATCTCATCACTTACTCATTATATTTTTCCTACCAAATACATTCTAGACGCGTCCAAAATACAAATGCGTTCCTGCCTGTCATACTGACTTCATTGAATTAATCACAAATATATTATCGAAATGAAACTCACAAAGATGCCGATTATGAAATTAGGCACGCATACAGCAATGGATGGGCGTGCGATTTCTTTTACGACAGATATGCTTAATGACATTGCTGGCAGCTATGACCCGCAATTATCCGAATCTCCGATTGTTATCGGACATCCGACATTGACCGCTCCAGCATACGGCTGGGTGAAACAAACTAGCGTGGAGGACGGCACTCTTTACGCCCACGTAGGACAAGTTGATGCAGCCTTTGCTGAAGCGGTCAATGAAGGTCGTTATAAAAAACGTAGTGCTTCAATATTTTTACCTGATACTCCAGGTAATCCGAAGCCCGGTCATTATTATTTACGTCACATAGGTTTCTTGGGTGCAGTACCACCTGCAGTTAAGGGACTCGCTGATGTGAATTTTGCTCAAAATGTTGAAGGCGAAAATGCATTTGTGGATTTTGCCTTTGATGAATTATCCGAAAAAAATAATTCAACTGATATCAAGGAGAACATAATGGATAAAACCAAAGAACAAGAAGCCGCTGAAAAACAGGCGCAGGAAATCGCAAAACGTGAAGCTGACTTTGCTGCTCGTGAAGCCGCACTGAAGGAACGTGAAGAAAAAATAAAGGCTGCAGAAGCCGAAAAAGCCAAAGCTGAAAAGGCAATAAAACAAAAAGAAGCAACGGACTTTGCTGAACAAATGGTAAAAGACGGCAAGGTATTTCCAGCGCAAAAAGCGGCATTAATTGAAGTCTTAGTAGCTAATGCGGCTCAACCAATTTCTTTTTCGGATGGTTCACAAACTGTCTCGAAATCTGCCTTAGATGTGATTAAAGAAATCATTACACAAAAACCATTGGATTTTGCTGAAAAATCCGCACCGGAAGTAGGTTCTAGTAAAGCCGTAGATTTTGCCAATGGTGAATCTATTGCTCAGGCAGCAGCACAATACCACGCTGAACAGGCAAAAAAAGGCATCAATATCTCAATGACTGATGCAGTTGATTACATTATGCAAGGATCCCAAAAATGACTCAAGTTACCCAATTAACCATAGCTTATCTGACTGAAGGAAAAATCGAAGGCTACCATATTGTTTGTTATGGTGAAGAAAAAGAGACTGCCAAACAAGCAACCGCTCCTACTGATAAATTACTTGGTGTTTCTACTCGTGTACCAAAAGAGCCAGGAGAACACGTTGATATTGTACGTAGCGGTTTAGCTCCAGTAGTGTACGGAGAACAAATCAAACGTGGCGACTACTTGACTACTGATAATAAAGGGCGTGCGGTCAAGGCGACTGATAAACAAGCCTATATTGGTATCGCTGAAGAAGATGGTGAAGAAGATGAAATCTGTTCACTATTTATTGCACCAGGTATTTTTGTAGCGTCGTAATCTCTACAAGAATGAAATGCTTTTACATATTTTGAACAAGGAAAAATACAATGAGTAAAGCTAATTTCCCTACTGATCCCGCACTCACTGCAATCGCTATTGCTTATCGAAATCGCCGTATGATTGCAGATGAAGTGTTACCTCGTACTCCAGTTGCCAAACAAGAATTTACGTATCTTCACTATAACCTCGGTGAAGGTTTTACTGTACCGAATGCCCGTGTTGGTCGTACGTCACGTCCGAATCAAGTGGAGTTTGGTGCAACACAACTAACGTCATCCACTGAAGATTTTGCACTCGATGCCCCAGTACCATTAGTAGATATTGCTAATAAGCCGACAAACTATAACCCGAAAGGACGCGCTACAGAACAAACGACAAATTTAATTGAATTAGGTCGAGAAGTACGTACAGCAAACCTAGTTTTTAACAAAAAATCCTATGCCAATGGATTAACAAAAACGTTATCTGGCAATAACCAATGGTCACATGATGACAGTAAACCGATCGCAGATCTATTAAGTGCATTAGATACCCCGGTTATGCGACCGAATATTATGGTGTTAGGTCAAAAAGCGGCAACAGCATTACGTACCAATAAATCTATTATTAAAGCGTATAACGGCTCTTTAGGTGATGAAGGACTTGTTCCGCTTGAATATCTCAAAGAATTATTTGAACTGGAAGATATCTATGTCGGTCAGGCGTTAATCAATACTGTTAATCAAGCCAAAAAAGCAGTCCTTCAGCAGGCTTGGGGAAATCATTGTGCCTTGATTTACCGTGATCGTTTAGCGGATACCAATGGTGGAACAACCTTTGGGCTGACAGCACAATTTGGCTCTCGTGAAGTACGTGATATTTTCGATGAAAATATGGGAATGCGTGGTGGCTATAACGTCCGTGTTGGTGAATCTGTGAAAGAGCTAATCACGGCTCCTGATCTTGGTTTCTTCCTTGAGAATGTTATTGCTTAGGCACTGTTATGTACATCAATCTAAAACAGTTATGTGAAAAACCAGGTGTGGTTGAGCTGGCGCAAGTTACGGCTCAACCCGGTTTAGCCCCTGTTTCTCATCAGGTATTAAATGCTTTGTTACAAGGTGATGAAACTAAGCAGTTTCCGACAACAGAAGTTGAATACGGATTAACGATCATTACTCGGATTAATGAAGTCATTGCCGATAGCTGTGCATTAATTGATGGTTATTTGCGCCAACGTGGTTATCGCATACCTTTTAAAAATACACCTCGTATTTTAACGACATGGGCAAGAGCAATAGTTCGTTATAACTTGCATTTGCACCTAATTTCAGAAGAAAAAAATAATCCGATTGTACGTGATTATCGCGATGCATTAAAAATGCTACAACTGGTTGCAGAAGGGAAATTTAGCCTTGGGCTTGAAGACACCTTAACGTTGAAATCTGGTCGTCCCAAATTTGTTAAAAAAGACCGTGTATTTACGGACGAGAGCTTGAAAGACTATGTTTAATTCGACCGCACCTTTTGATTTAAAACTAGTAATTGAAAAACTAAAGCCCCTGATGCCTACATATATTCATCATGTAGGTAGCACAGCGGAATATCGTTCAATTTCTAATTTAAGCCAAACAGGACTACCAACTCCGGCAGTATATGTGGTTCCTAATAGTGAAATTGCTCACCAAAGTGATATTGCTGTACGCCAAATGGTAACTGTCAGTTTTTCGGTCATTGTGATTGTGCAATCTTATCAGTATAGCCCGGATAATCCACAGCTTGCACTTTCACACCCGGTAATTGGCAAAATCCGTGAACAATTAATGGGATGGACTCCCCCTATTTCTGGAGCAAAACAAACTTTTTTTGTACGTGGAGATGTATTGGATTACAGCAATAGCTATCTCGCCTGGATGGAGACTTATCAAACTAAAATGCTTATAGGTAAAAGCAGATGAAAGAGATTAAATTAATCAAAACTCATATTCACGCCGGTGTGACCTATTCTCCTGGTGATAAATTACAAGTTAGTGATGCTGATGCAGCATTCTTAATACAGCAACAAGTCGGTCTAGTAATCGGTTGTAGTGAATTCCAATCTTCAGTAGAAACGAAAAATGCAACAGCCATTCCACTAGAGAACACTGCTTCTGAAGATAGTGTAATGCCGTCCGATAACCACATTCAATTTGAAGATAAAGGAGAAAATTAATGAGAACAGAAAGTTACAGCTACGGTCAAGGTGCAGTCTATCTGGCTGAACGTTTACCGAACGGGCAACCCGGCGCATTCCGCTGGGTCGGTGATGTGTCGGAACTATCCGTGTCTTTAAGCGTGGAAGAATTTACACACAAAGAATCTTACAGCGGTCAGCGTCAAGAAGTGAAGAAAATCATCACAGGTAAATCCGGTGAAGTTTTAATCAAATTTCACGAAATGAGCAAAGAAAACCTGAGCTTAATGCTTTTGGGCGAAGCCAGCACAATTAAAGCAGGTAATGTAACAAAAGAAGCATTGCCTGATGATATTAAAGCCGGCGATCGTATTGCTTTAGCACATCAAAATGTGAGCGATGTGAAAATTGCTGAATTAAAAGAAAACACGGATTTTGTTGTTGATGCGATTTTCGGGACGATTGAGTTTTTAAAAGAACAAAAAAGCAAGAAATTAACTGTCGATTACAACTATGGCGATGTTGATGTTATTGCACTTTTAACTACTAACCCGAAAGATTTATTCCTACGTTTCGAAGGCATTAACTTAGCTGAAACGAATGAATGGAATCTTGTTGAGTTGTACAAAATCAACTTCAATCCGACAGAAGCCTTGAATTTAATCAACAACGAAAATGCGCTTGATGCGTTAAGTGCGAAAGCCAAAGTGTTAGCCGATACGACTAAGGCGGGTGATAGCACGCTCGGGCGTTTCGGGCGCGTTGTTAAGATTAAAAAATAACGCATTCTCCTGCCCCTAAATACTAGGGGCTTTTTTGAACCCAATAAAGGCGTAATTATGCAAAAAAATGATGAATTAAATGTGTTGTTCCCGAATGAGAAAATCACTATTGCGGGCGAAGAAATCGAAGTCAAAGAATACTCTTTAATCCAACAATTACAGCACCGTGCGTTGTTTATGCCATTTGTTACGGCATTGCGTGGCACGTTAAGTAAAGCTGAAGCGGAGTTTGGTTTAGATGGTTTGATGAACCTTATTGCCGAACATTACCAAGATGTACTGCATTTAGTCAGTATTTCGGTGGGTAAACCACTTGAATGGGTACAGAATCTGACAGGCGAAGATGCCGAAACGGTGTTAATGATGTGGTGGACGGTAAATAGCGATTTTTTTACCCGTCAGGCGGTACAGCCGATGTTAGAGAAAATGGCGCAGGCGAACCTGAAATCTGTTGGGGTGAAATCGTCGAGCAACTAATTGCAAGCGGTCATATTTTCTCGGAAATTTGCCATTACACCGCTCGACAAACAGAGCTTTTTTATACAAAAACCCTTAAACGGGAGCGGAATTTAAGGGCAAGTCGCACAATGGATGTGGCTTTCGGGGTGAATGGTGGCAAGGAAATTAAAGATTATCTTGAACAGCTTAAGGGACTATAAACGGCTACCAATGAATAATCCGAGCAGTGAGCCAACCGAAAGTTTATTCAGTGCGCCAACCATCGTCATTAATACCGCCACGACCGCTAGCAAACCGAAAAGTGCTTTAGCACTTTGCCAAAAGCTGAAATCGGTAAAACACATAACTAACAAGGACAGCCCCATAAAGCCCAACAAGCACACACTTAAGCCAATAAAGAGCGCATTCGGTGTGGTGGTATTTTCTTGGGTTGATTTGTTTTCAATCATTACAACGGATTCCTATGGCAAACAGTGAATTAAATTTAGCGTTAAAGATTAAAGCCGATTTAAACGACGCATTAAGCAAGTTTAAAACGCTTGAAAAAGAATTGCAAGCTGGTGCTGCTGCAAGCCAAGGGCTAGGCAAAGGCGCGCAAACCGGTGCTGGTGGCTTAGACGGTCTTGCTAAAAAAGCCGATGAAGCGACTTCAAAACTTGGTAAAACACGCGCCGGTGTTGAATCTATCAGTAAGCAATTAGCTGAATTAAAAAAACAGGCGTTAGGTTTTACTTTAGGGAAAGTTGCCATTGGCAATTTAGTACAAACCAGTGACGAATTTAAAAGCCTTGAAGCGCGTATCAAATTAGTTTCTCGCTCGAATCTTGAAGCAAAAGGGACTTTTCATGGTTTGATGGCTGTAGCACAAGAAACGGGGACGGCATTTTCTGCTACGGCGGAGCTTTACACGCGTGTTTTCCGTTCCTTGGGCGACACTGCAAATTCCGGTGAAGTGTTACGTTTTACTAAAACCGTTTCACAGGCGATGACAGTCAGCGGTGCTGGTGCACAAGAAGCGCAAGCAGCAATCATTCAGCTCTCGCAAGGTATGGCAGCCGGTGCATTACGTGGCGAAGAATTTAACTCGGTGTCTGAACAAGCCCCGATTATTTTAGAACTCTTGCAAAAATCCCTCGGTAAAACACGCGGTGAATTACGCAAAATGGCGGAAGAAGGTCAATTAACCACAGAAGTGATTATGACTGCCGTGGCTGAAGGTGCAGACAGTATTCAAAAACAATATGAGCAAATGCCGCTTACGATTGGCAAAGCAGTCACGCAATTATCTAACACATGGCTTGAGTTCATTGGTAATACTGATAAAACCCTTGGTGCTTCTACCCTTGTTTCGGCTGCGATTTCTACGCTGGCAAATAATCTCGAAGGGTTAGCAGGCATTGCCATTTTAGTCGGTACGGCATATACCGCCCGCTATCTTTCGGCAATGTACACCAGTATTGGGGTAAAAAGTAAAGCGGCGATTGCTGAAAGTGCGCACATGACTGCAATTAACGCGAGCGCAACGGCTTCAGTGCGCCAAGCACAAGCGACAGTGGTTTTAATGCAGGCAGTTAATGGCGAGACGGTATCAGTCGGGCGTGCAACGCAAGCCTATGGTGCGCTTGCTGTTGCCAAAGCACGTGCCGCTGCAGTCAATGTTGGCGCAGGCTTGTTCTCTCTTATCGGCGGTTCTTTTGGGTTTGCGGTTACGGCACTCGCAGGTTTAGCCGCTGCTTATTTTTATTTAAAAAGTCAGGAAGAAGAAGCTGAACGCCAATTTGCCCAATCTCTCACTACGCTTGATGCCAATATTGAGAAAACTAAAGCCTTAGTTGAAGCACGCACTCAATTAGGTGAAATGGGTGGTTTTAGTGACCGCATGGAACAGTTAAAAGTCAATACGGCGTCATTAGACGGAGCGAAACAAAAACTTGAAGCACTCATTGCCGAGCGCGATAAATTGCTGAATCAAAACCGCACTAGCGTCATGGGTGGATTGATTAACGCCGATGAAGTGAATGCGCTTAATACGCAAATTGATGAGCTACAGCAAAAAATTGACTCAATGAGTACTGCGAGCAGCGAATTAGCCAATATTACGCAAGCGCAATTAGCAGTGGCTTGGGACGCTGCCATCGAAGCTGGTGGTACGCTCGCTGAAAAATTGACGGAAATTGGCGACCCGCAACACCCTGAAGCAGTCAAATTGCTCACTGAAGCGATAAAAGGCAGCGAAACCGAAGCCCTTGCGATGAAAACGGAAGTGGAAGAGCTCACTCAAAAGCTCAAGAAAGACTTGAGTCAGGCATCCACGACCGCAATCGAACGCTTAGAAGCAATGCGTACAAAATTTGAAGGGATTGCAGCCCAAGCCGGAATGTCCGGCAATGCGGTACAGGGTTTTATCAACAAAATCAATGAAGCCATCGGCTTGCAAACGCAACTTGAACAAAAGCAAGCAGAGAAAAAAGGCGGCGATGAGTTAGAAAAACTGCGTACTCGTGCACGTCAATCCGGCATGAGCGAGCTTGAAAAGAATCTTGATAACGCACGTAACAATAGCAACTGGACGGCAGAACAGAAAAAAGAAGCCGAAGCACTGTATCAAACCATTGAGGCAAATCAGAAAAAACTGCGTGAACAGGCGGAAGCTGACCGCAAAGCCAAGGCTGAAGCAAACAAAGCGCAACGTAAAGCGGAAAGCGATGCGAAAAAAGCGGCACAAGATACAAGACGCACGGCAGAAGAAGCCACAAATAAGCTGCGCGAACTCAATAGCGATTATTTACGTTTAACCGGACAAACGGCAAAAGCAGATTTGCTTGATGTACAAAGTAAATACAACCAGCTACTCGCTTTATTTAGCAAAGCCAATAATCAAGAGGGTATCAATTTAGTTAAAAAAATGCTGCCGCTTGAAGGAGCGAAAGTGCAATTAAACGGCATACAGTCCGAAGTAAATAACGTCATTCAGCAACAATCTGCCAAGGAACAGCAGATTCAAGCGCAAGTTCAAACCGGGCTTATTTCACACTTTGAAGGACAGCAACGCTTAAAAGATATGTATGCGCAAACGGTGGCAGAAATTGAAAAACAATTACCGTTACTCGAACGATTGGCACAAATGCCGGACGCACAAGGCGAAGCAGCCGGGGCAATGCTTGAGCAGATGAAGCTAAAAATTCAGGAGCTTAAACAGACGGGAAATGAGCTTGAAAATGCGTTTAAACAGGGTTTAACACAAGGCATTCAAAGTGCCTTAATGGGCTTGGCTGAAGGCACGATGAGCTTGGGTGATGCGGTCAAGCAATTAGCACTGACCGTGATCAACAGTATGGCGCAAATTGCCGCACAACAGCTTGCCATGCAAGCGACCAGTGCTATTAGTGGCTTTTTCGGCGGTGCGGGGGCTGCGGTGACTGCCGCAACCGGCGGTTTTATTTCCGGACCCGGTACAGGCACTTCAGACTCCATTCCGGCACGCTTATCCAATGGCGAATTTGTGGTACGTGCGGCAAGCGTACAGAAATATGGTGTGGGCTTCTTACATGCCATTAACCGCGGTCATTTACGCAAGTATGCCACCGGTGGGCTTGTTTCCGCACCTTCAATGCCGTCATACAACGAACCGACATTAACCCACGAAATGCAAAACGGCACGGCAGGACAACAGGCGGTAGCAAGCCCCGTGAATATTCAGCAAACTTTAGCGGTTGATAGTGCTGAGTTATTTACAGCCGGTATTAATACGGTAGCGGGCGAACGTGCGGTAATGACCGTGATTCGGGCGAATAAGCAAACATTAAAACAGGAGTTAGGCTAATGGCATACGCAACAGGCACGGCACAAAACGAGCGTGATTTATTAGATAAAATCAATAAGTTTTTAACGGAAGATGAAACACTGAAGCGCGATGGACAAACGTGGACAGTATTACTTGACCGAAAATTAAATGAAACCGCAACTCAAAAAGAAATCCGTCAAATCGCATGGAAATCAACCGGTACCGGCGTTGAGCAAGATATTTATCTTGTGGCTTCAACCGATAACTTAATTTCAGCTGACACCTACAACCTGAATTTCTGGGGCGGCACATTTTTCAATGAAAAATCCGTGACGCCGACTGAAATACATAAAGGCTTAATTAATGCTTCACCTGGTGTGGTGTTATTTGCCGATAACCGCCCGATTGAATATCACATTGTTGCAAGCGGACGCTGTTGCAAGATTGTCACGCGGATTTCGCAAGTGTGTTCAAGTGCATACCTTGGCTTTATCTTGCCAACCGTACCACCGACGGAATATCCCTATCCGCTTTGTGTTGCTGGTAGCGCACCGATTGTGGATGAAAACAATCGTGCTGTGCGGGTGCGTTATTCACAAACCGGCGAATTACATTCCTCTATTGTGGACGCTAAATACGGCAACTGTTGGCTTTTCATGCCCGACCAAAGTTGGCGCGATTTTTACGGTAGCAGCGATAAGAATCTACGTACGGACTCTCGTTACCAAGCATTATATCCGTTATGCAATTACGATATGTTCAGCTCATATCAACAGCCACGCAGTATTGATTCGATGGGTGAAAGTCAAGGCGGTGCTTATCCTTTAATCCCTGTGGAATTTATTAGCCTTAAGGATTCTAGCCAAGGTCGCAACCGCTGGGGAGCTTTCGATGGCGTGTATTGGATTCCGGGTATTCAGCGTGCCGCCAGTGACCAAGTCACTATCGCTGAAGGGCGTACAGGACTGGTATTTAATGGGGGCTATCGTGTGGCAACCAAAGATTATTTTGTGATTGAGACAACAACGGAGTATTAAGCATGGCATATCAAACGGGTAACGCAAAAGATATTAATGATCTCTTAAATAAATTAAGCGGTTTTGCCCAACCATTGGGCTGGACGATTGATAAATCAGAACAGAACCTATTGTGCTTACACAATAGTCAAGGTTACTGGTCATTGATGTTTAAGCCTGAAGTTAATCAGTTATTTACTTATGTGAATACCAGCTTTGATACAAGCAAAAAAGGCAATGAACAACCCGGTTCATCGAGAAAGCATGCTTATCGCGAAATTGACACGGCAACCTCTCAGTTAGAAAAAGGCAATTATGCGTCTTATGACTTTTTCGGCACGGCACAATATTTACACGTGGTGGTGCAAATTGAAGCGGAAAAATTTCGCCACTTTGGTATCGGTACGTTAAACAAAGAAGGCACCTATACCGGCGGTCAATATACCTACGGTACCTATATCACAAAGAACTACGCGCATTATCAAAATAGCGATCATGCTTACGGCTTTTCTAACGGAGCGCGCGGCAATCAAGCGATCGTTCGTGCCGACGGTATCAGTGGCGATAAACGTACACCGTGGTATTTTGCCCCCGCAAATGTTTCGGATTATAAAGATGTGAGTAATACGGACAAAGGAAAATATCTGCTTACGCTTGGCAGAGCGGCGATGACAACAGACGAAAATACTTACCACCCTGATGCCTTACTCGTCTATTACAGTCAGTCTAAGTTCGGTCAATCGTTAATACCGTGTCCGCACAGCTTAATTGCACACGGGATTGATGGCATTTTTCGTCGTCTTGGTATTCTCCCCGACCGTTACGAATGCACAATGGTTGGTCTTTCGCCCCGTCAAATTCTCACTATCAATGGGGAGAAATGGATGATTATTCCAAGTGCGCAATATGACGTACGCAATTAAAACTCCATTGAAGAAGGGAAAAATAATTCAGGGACGCAAGCCGTCGCTTATCGGATGGTTGAATAATGGCAAATATCAACGGTTACATTGCAGCAAGCGGTAAAAGCATTTCCTGTAAAGATACGGGTTATTTAGACCGTTTGCCGATTTATCGCGGTGAAGCGCGCATTGCTGCACGTCTTATGCCGACAATATCGGGTAAGCTCCAACAAGGCAAGTTGTTAGATTTAGCTCAGCCGTTACAGGCTTATATTGTTCCGAACTACTACAGCGATTTGTACAGTCGTGTATTAGTGATCCCGCATACCGTTAATCTCGGCTCAATCTCGACAGAGCAAGTGTTTGATGTGCACTTGTGGAACGCGAACCGACATAGCGTTAATTTAACTAAGATTGACATTAAAGACGGCGAAGGCATTACGCTAACCAGCAGTCAAGCGCCGTTTACGCTACGCGCGTTAGCACTTAAAAAGTGGACAGTTAAAGTCAGCATGAATGGTCCGGCAGAAATTGATTGCACAGTAACTTTTACGATTGCTGGCAAAAATCCGGTTACGTTGCGTATCACTGGTTCACGCTCTACCGACTGGGAATTTTTCCCCGATTGGTCTGAAGACGTGACCGAAAAACTGGAGTTTTTAACGACGGTGCATCAATCTATTACCGGTGCGGAACAACGTATTGCTAAACGGTTATCCCCCGTCGAACCTTTGAATTTAAAGTTTCCACTGTCGGAACAGAATGTCAGCGGTTAGAAAATATGCTCTACGCTTACGGTGCAAGGGTGTGGGCATTGCCAATTTTTACTCATCAAGTCTATTTAGACAAGCCAACTAAACCAGGCGATAAAACGTTATCACTTGCCACCACGGGCTTTGACTTTTATGTCGGTGGGCGTGCGGTTTTGATGAACGGGAACAAACGTGAAATGGTGGATATTACCGGCATTGAGCCTGATAAGCTTGAAATAAAACGTTCGTTACTGAATCGCTTTGATACCAGCACCGTGGTTTATCCGCTACGCTCCGCCGTGCTGACCGATATGCCACAACTTACTCGTTTAAGTGATGAGGTGGCAACCGCACAAATTCGCCTGCAAATTCACGAGCACAATGGCTATGCCGCTGATATTCGTCACTTGCCGACTTATCGCGGACATCCGGTTTTAGAGCCAACCAGCGAATGGTCGGAAGATATTACCGCACAATACTTACGTTTGATTAAACAACTGGATAACGGCACGGCATTACCGCATTACTTAGATACGGCTAAAAATGCGTTTCAGCTGACAAACCATCGTTTCTTACTCGATAGTATTGAAGCACAACACAAACTGCGCCAGCTTTTTTATTACTTACGCGGCAGACAAAAAGCGATTTGGGTAGCAAGTTCGACATCAGATTTAACACTAGCAAACGATATTGTCGGCAAAAATCTCGATATTGAGCTGGTTTATTACACGACTTGCTTATTGAAACAAGCGGGACGGCAAGACATTCGCATTGAGTGTACCGACGGCAGCGTGCATTACCGCCGGATTTTAGCCGCAACGGTAAGCAACAACCAAACCGAACGGCTTGCGCTGGATGGTGAAGCGTTAAATTTAAAGCGTGAACAAGTGGCTAAGATTTCTTTTCTGACACTCTCACGCTTAGAGAGCGACACGATTGACTGGGTACATCATACCGACACCGTAGCAAGTGTGACGGTTAGTTTCCAAGGGTTGCGTGATGAACTCGAAGTTTAATGATTTAAACGACATTTAAACGATATTTAAAAAGGATTTAAAACGTGAATTATTTAGATAAAACCCATTCTGTTGCCGATGGTCAGCCCGTTACGCTTTATCAATTTACCCGCGGCGATGATGAAAAGATTTGGCGTTTTTGTGATGCTGACCAAGACATTGTCGTAAACAATGAAAAATGGCTGGCAACCGCAATCAGTGATAGCGGTCGTCGCACGGGCGAGAATATCAATATTGTGCTACCGAGCAATAACCCTGTGGCATTGCTGTATCGTGGTATGCCACCGAGCCAAACCGTTAAGGTGATGATTATGCGCTTGCATTATCAAGAACAAGAATTACGCGTGGTATGGATTGGCACGATTATTGAAGCGAAACGCCCTGATGTGCATAAGACGGAGTTGGTATCTGCAGGACTAACCGCAACAATGCAAAGTGCGGGTTTGCGTTTAACGTGGGGACGTAATTGTCCTTATACCCTCTATGACTACGACTGTAAAGTCAATCCCAAAAACTTTGTGGTGGCAGGTTTGGTGATTAAAGCGTTAAACGGACAACACTCACCGTAGATGTGCCTGAAAATTTACCTGAAGGCTGGTTTAATGCAGGCTTTATTGAGTGGACGGATAGTGATGGCGTACGTGAAGTTCGAGCGGTGACAGTACATAAAAATAACCAAATTACCCTAATGGGTGGTACACAAAAGCTGTCTGTTGGTACACAAATCAAAGTTTACCCAGGCTGTGATGGGCGAGCCAGTACGTGCCTAAAAAAATTTAACAATATGCTTAACTACGGGGGGATTCCGCACATGCCCAATAAGTCCCCGTATGATGGCTCAAGAGTATTTTAAGCAGGAGGTTTTATGTTTGCAGCAGTTGTGTGGGCAGTGGCTAAATATGTAGCCGTGCTGGCAGTCAGCTATTTACTAAATCAAGCGCTCGCACCGAAACAGCGTAGCGGGCAAGGTCCGGAAGCCGTATCCAGTGAAGAATGGAATTTTCCGCAAGCAGGCGAAGGCACGCCACAATGTGTGTTTTTCGGCGATTGCTGGACGGAGGATTGGCAAGTATTAGCGTACGGTAACTATCGTACTACTGAAATTAAAAAAGGCTAAAACAAGGAATAAGGAAGATGATCATCACAATGCAAGATATGCGCCGTGTGCATTTTTGCGCGGCAGGTGTACAAGCGTTCTTTGAGCGCGAGGGGTGGGATTTCAACGACTTTTTGCAAAATGGAATTGATTCTGAAAAATTCTTAGCCACCGGTAGCGTGTTTGCACGCAAATGCGTGACTGCCGCAAAACAAGCACAACAAACGAAAGGGGAAAAATAATGGGTGGCAAACGTAAAGGCGGTGCGGTAACGGTCGGTTATCGTTACTACTGGGATATTCATTCAGGGCTTGGGCGTGGACCAGTGGATGAAATTGTCGAGTTACGTATTGATGATAAATCAGCCTATGTGGGCAAACCGAATGAGCTAACCCACTCACAAGCGATTTATATTGACAAACCAAACTTGTTCGGGGGTGAAAACACAGGGGGTGAAGGCGGTATTCAAGGGCGGTTAGAGATTCTCATGGGCGAACCTGATCAAAAGCCGACACAAATGCTAGTTAATCTGTTAAAGGGCAATCAAAACCCTGCTCCTGCCCAATCGAATAGCTCCCGCTTACGTAAAGCAGGACAACGCAAAAAACAGCAAGCTCAGCAAGACTTTTTCAAAGCAGGCGAGCTAACTGATGCTGCTATATCTAAAGATGACATGATCCCTGGTTTTCGCGGTATTGTCTCGACCGTGTTTAGTGGGCTGATTAGTTGCTATAACGCTCACCCGAAAAAACACAGTTATCGCCTACGTCGTAACAATAAAGGTTGGCACGGCGGTGCGGTATGGTATCCAGAAAAATGCAAAATTATGTTACGCAATGACACGTTAAAAATTTCAGGGCTCACGAAAGAGCAAGAAGAAAATGTGCGCCAAATCCACGCCATGAACCCTGCACATATTCTGGTTGAGTGTGCGACCAATAAAAGTTGGGGTGGTAAAAAAGACTTAAGTGATCTTGATTTAGATAGCTACAAAAAAGCCGCGGATACACTGTATGAAGAAGGCTTTGGCTTATGCTTGCGCTACAATCGCCAAGGCTCGATTAAAGAGTTTATGCAACAGGTTATCGACCATATTGGGGCTGTGCAGTACGACAACGTGGAAACAGGTAAACAAGCCATTCGTTTATTGCGTAACGATTACAATCCTGACGATTTGCCCACATTTCACTATGATAACGGGATTTTAATGGTGCAAGATGATGACAGTTCGGCAACGGATACAACCGCCAATCAAATTATCGTGAAATGGCGCGACCCAGTGACAAACCGTGAAGACCAAGCTATTGCGAATAATATTGCGTCTGTACAAATGCACGGTGTTATCGCTAAAACAGTGGAATATAAAGGTGTGCCGACGTTTGACTTAGCAGCTCGCCTTGCACAGCGTGATTTGGAGATGGTCGCCAGCAGTTTAACTCGTCTTAAGATTGTGTTTGATATGCGTGCTAGCGAATTGAAACACGGCGATGTTTTCAAAGTACATTTACCGGAACGTGGCATTGAAAGTGCGGTTTTTCGCGTCAGTGCCATTGAAAACGGTAACGAGGGTGAGTTGATTGTGACTTGTATGCAAGATGTGTTCGGTTTACCGGCTGCGAATTACTCAACACGACAATCTGAGTCGCTTTATATTCCACCGGACTATACCGCAAAACCGATTCAAAATAGCCGATTATTTGAATTGCCATACCATGTTTACCCTTTAGTCTTTAGCGAAGCGGAATTGGCATTTATTAAACCAACGGATTGCTTTGTGTGGTCGCTGGCAAGTCAGCCAAGTGCTTTAGCCGTGGGTTATGATTTACTTACTGATGTAGGGGCAGGCTTTACACCGGTAGCAGAATGCTCATTTGTACCATCAGTAACACTCAGTTCAGACATTACGCCGTATCAAACTACAGTGAGTTTTGTTTCCGGAGATGAGTTTGCGGATTTAGCGAATGCCGGTGCATTAATGATTGATGACGAGATTGTCAAAATTGAGTCGGTCGATTTTAAAAACTCAATAATGACTATCGGTCGCGGCTGTGCAGATACTATCCCGCAAGCACATAAACAAGGTACTACTGCATGGTGTTATTTGCTTACGACATCAGATACTGACACAAAATATACCGCAAATGAGCAAATTAAAGCGAAATTACTCACCCGTACACAGATTGAAACGCTTTCTGAAGATGCGGCTAATGTATTAACACTCACCACACAGCAACGACAAGCGCGACCTTACCCACCGGCAAATGTAAAAGTAGACGGTGTATTTGTTGATAAGATTGCAGACAGTTCAGCCTTTACACTTACATGGGCGCATCGCGATAGAGATATTCAAGCCGACCAGCTTATTTCACATACTGAAGACAGTACTGCACTAGGGAAAGGTGTCAGCTATAAAATTGATTTAATGGACGGTAATAACATAGTGCGGTCAATTACAACCGATTCTACAACGTTTGTTTATCCGGACGAGGGCAAAATCGAGGATGAGCAATTTAGCAAACTGGTGTTCTACACGGTGAAAGATAAGCTGACAAGCCTGTATCGCTATGAGTTTACCGTGCAAGGTGCAATGCAATTATTAAGTGATTGGGATTATCAACGCGCATTTACACAAGGTAATGATTACTTCAATCGTTATGATGATAACGATATGCCGACAGGTAAATATATCATGCTGTCATCAAGTGCGGATAAAGAGAGCATTATTTATCAATCATTTGTGCTCGAACCTAATAAATATAAACGCTTTGCGCTCTCGTACAAAGTCGGTACATATAATCAGCGCAACGGACTTTGTACTGTTACCATACAACTTTATAAAGGTACTGTTCTGCTTAAAGAATATGCTTCAGAACAACTTGGCAACTGGCAAAAAAATGATTGGCATAGCCAACAAGTGGCAGAAATCTTACCGGCAGAAACAACAGAAATTAGATTTAAGATTAATGTGGTTGGCTCAATATCAAACAATGTGATTGCATTTAAAGATATTGTTTTACGAGTGGGAGGTTAATAACAAGAAGTAAATCATTAAGCACAAAAGCACGGGTAGCCAGTATGCTTGGCAGAGCATACTGACCTTATCACCCACAGACCTAACCTGTGAGCAATAACTATTGCTAGACCCGTGGTCTCAGCCAAGACAATGTGAGTTTAGCATAATTTTTTCACTATATGAAAAGGTCTTACAAAATATAAAAAAAGATTTAATCATTTATAAAAATGCACCATTACCATTTATTGGACAGAAACGTCAATTTTTGACTCATTATACGGAGATCCTAAATCAATATATTTCAGGTGATGGTCAAGGCTGGACAATTATTGATGCATTTGGTGGTTCAGGGCTGCTTAGCGATGTCGCTAAACGTATAAAGCCAGCTGCTCGAGTAATCTATAACGACTTTGATAATTATGCAGAACGGTTACTCCATATTGATGAAATAAATGAATTACGACTAAAGATTTCTGATACTATAGGAAATACAATACCCAAAAACAAAAAACTTACGCCAGATGTAAAGTCAAAAGTCATTAATGTAATCCAGTCCTTTCAAGGATATAAAGATTTAAACTGCTTAGCGAGTTGGTTATTATTTAGTGGAAATCAAGTAGGCTCATTAGAAGACTTATTTAATAAGGATTTTTGGCATTGTGTTCGTCAGTCTGATTATCCACGTGCAGATGGCTATTTAGATGGGATTGAGATTATTCAAGAATCATTTCATCAACTATTACCTAAATTCAGAGATGAACCGAATACTCTCTTTGTACTTGATCCACCATACCTGTGTACTAGACAAGAGAGCTACAGACAAGCGAGTTATTTTGATTTGATTGGCTTTTTACGATTGATTCATTTAACTCGACCGCCTTATATCTTTTTTAGTTCGAGTAAATCGGAGTTTGTACGATTTATTGATGCTATGGTAGAAGATAAATGGGATAACTGGCAGGCTTTTGAAAATTACGGCAAAATTTCCATTAATACTTCAGCAAGTTATTCAGGTAAGTATGAAGATAATATGGTGTTTAAGTTTTAA